TCTGCTTTGCGAGGCATTACATAATCAAGAATCTCTTGCCAATGTATTTCCCAGGTTTGTTTGTCAGACTCTAAACGAGATAATCGTTTTAATATTTGCTCGACCATTTTAGCCTCCTATGGTTTTTTACCTGAACCAAGAAGTGACCGAGTTTTAATATCCGCTTCGTCTTGAACGCCCTCTCCTCCAGTGCGAAGTAAAGAATACCTACCTTTTTTCTTTTTATTGATTAGTTCAGTTTTCTCTTGTTGAAGTTCTTGTGCCATTTCTTCTTTTTCAGTTTCTCTATCAACTGCTTCTTTTGCATAATTGACAGGTGGTGGTGGAACATAAGGTTGTTGTTTTGATCCCATTTTTTTCTCCTATAGCCAGGTACAATCTCTTTTGAGCATACCGTAAATATTAATATCTTTAAGGTTCTCTGAGATTTCCCTCATAGTACCTTCCTTTACAAATCCTAGTCTTCTTAAAAACAGGTTTGCTTGTCTATTGTCTACTTCTGTGTAAGCAGTAACTCTATGACACTTTAATTGAATGAATGGGTAATGGAATAATGTTTTTAACATTGTCCTATTAAACCCTCCCTTTTCCATAACGCCTGAAAATACAATGTCTTGAACCCTGTATTCATAAAACGCTACTCCTCCAACTAATTCACCATCTTCGTAAAAACCATAATTAGTACAATCGCTTAATGATGTAACACCAACACGCTTAACAATCCAATCTGTAACTGCTTGTCCTGCATTAGGTACTAATTCAATCATTTAAGCAATGACTTTGCTTTTTTCTCTTTCTCATCCCAAAAACCTCTTTCTGCTAAGAGTGATGCTTGTGGTGATGCTTTTCCTTTAACAGTAGATGTTCTGGCTTCAGTAGCCTTACCTAATGCCTCTCTTGTTTCTTTATCAAGGTCTTTTCGTACTACTGCTTTTTCAACAATCGGTGCTGCTGGTGGAATAATTGGTTGTGGTGGTGATTTCTTACCCATATTAACCGCCTAAAATAGATTTACGCTCAATTTCTGCTGCGCCTAATGAACCACCTTTACCTGTTAGTAAGGTTGAGTAACGACCTTTAGCCTTCTTCTTAATAGATTCAGACATCTCTGGTGGTGCTTCCACTTCAGGCGCTAATACTTCAGGTGCTGCTTTTTCTGCTACAGGAGCAGGGGTTGGTGCTGCAACAGGTGCAGGTGGTGGTGTATATGCTGGTGGTGTTGGTGCGATGTATTTTCTTACAAATCCGCCCATAATTTTTCTCCTATGTAAATATGTTAAAGTCACTATCCGCTTGATACTGTCTAGGTTGTATATCATGTACCCTAGCATGTCTTAATGACAAAACAGCATACCTCATAGCAGAAATCAAGTCATCTCGAAAAGGAACAATACGCCCTTCTTTCCTGTGGTACATCCGTAATTCTTCAAATACTTCAGGTTGGTTCGAGAATATCTTTAGTCTACCCGTTTTCATCCTTTCAAGCAAGTCCATTATTCCAGATTCTAGTGAAACACCTCCAGAACCCTCTCTACCACCCGCTATCGGAGGATTAGTGAACCAACCGCCCCAAGACCTGTTGTCTCCCTTTAGCATGTTTACACCTAATTCTCTATATTGATCAGCTAATGGAGTACCAGAACCCTTATCTGCTTGTCTACCATCTCGCGGCCAGATAACAGGAATCCATTTTGGTCTTGCATTAATAGCGGCTGCATGCACAGCAGGTACTTCTTGTCGTTGAGCATAACTATCATATACATAAGCAATATCAGCCTCTCTATCCCAAGCAACCCATACTGCTGTAGTCGGGTGATCCCAACCATAGTCCATACCTGCTACACGAGGAAAATGACTTGGTATCTCGAATGGCTCACACTTAATAGAATCTTCAGGCACTGGAAACACTAAACCTGATCCAAGAGAAGGAATACCTTGTTCACGCATCTTTCTTTCATGTGGTGGTAAAGCCGCTAAGATTTGCTCTTTAACCTCTTCAGTCATGTGAGGTGCATCATCCCAACCTGCTTGTTGCATATATTGCCCTGGCTTTAAATCATTAATAAATTGAGCAATGGTTTCAGTCATTCCGCTCTCAGGGGTAAAGGTCATATACACCATGCCTGCCTTATCTGCTGTACGAGTAACTGCTTGTGAATAAATGTCTTGTGGTGGCTCTTCATCCAACCAAATAACATCTAGTGATTCACCCATCCACTTTTCCTTACCCATTTCATAGGCTTTAAAACCGATTCTTGACCATCCTCCACTAACATGCTTAACCATGCAAGAGTTGTGGGCGTTAGGTACTCCTGGCTTTCTTGTTGCCTCACCGATTAGATTTAACGGAATAGCACCTGTACCTCTAGCAGAAGGATCGTCAGGTTGTCCGAATAACTCCTTTTGACAAATATCACGAGTAGTTTCATTACTCGCACCACCTGCCCATGCTCTAATAGGTTTGTCCCACTTCCTACCTTGCCACCATTTAGGATACAATCCTGTTAAATGAAATGCTAATTCTGCTGCACCACAAAACGACTTACCAATCCTGTTACCAGCCATCAATAATTTCTGTGATGCTATTTCATTATGATATTTCTCTTGGTATTCATAAGGTCGGTAATGCTTTAACTTATTATGAGCCTGTCTAAACTCTAATTCTTTAGCAATCTTTAATGCTTCTTCAACGCTCATCTTCGTTTTCCAATAATTTAGTGTCTTGTTGTATTTGCTCGGCTAATGTTTTAATGACGATCTCATCTAACTCACCTGCTCCATCAATTATGATTTGTGCAATCTTATGAATTGCTTTTAACTTAACCTTACAATCTTGAATCTTGTGCTTCATAATCTTCCTCGTGAGGTTTCACTCTATATTCTTCGTCTTCAAACCACATTGGCGTACTGTCACAGTCTAGCCATCTTGCATGTTTTCTATCACAACACAATGTAACCAACTTTTGAACCTTATAACCTTCTGCCCACTGATGTATTACTTCTGCGTGTTTATGCTGCATCAAAACACTCCTTACAATAACATCTCAAAGTTTCAAATGGATTACATCTATTATGTTCATTTCCTAGATAAGCAACTTCCTCAAACTTTACCTCTTTCTTACATTTGTCACATTGATACTTTTCACTCATATTTTCCCCTTTACCTGCTGTAATAATAAAATTAATAACAAAGTGTTTCCCTACTGGTGACTCGTCACTTATCCCTTATGTAGCAGTATTATTAGATTCTGCTAATATAGCCTCATCTTCTACACTTGTAGAACTTTCTGGCGTAATATCGATGATATTGGCATTTAAAAGACGATCTAACTCCTCCTTCAACTCTTCATCAGACTTCTTATCCATACCTGAAATCTCAATCTGATTGATAGCATTAAAGCCTGCTCTATCTAATAAATCCTTACAAGCCTGCAACTTAACACTCTCATTAGTAGCATTTTTAGCAATATCCAAAACCCCTGCAAGCCCTAGTGTAGCGCTATCTCCTATCAATCTAACAGTCTCATCTTTAATCTTATCAGCGAACTTACGCTTCAAAGCATAACCCTTTTGCTTGGCTGTAGCCTCACTGTACCCAGCACCTATAGCACACTTAGCAGCGTTCCCAGCCCATTGCGACCCTACGAAAAGCCTTATAAACTCTGCCTGTTGGTCGTTTCTAACTAAATCCATACTCACTTTATTGACTCCCTTCGTTGTTTACTTAGGTAAATTATAATCAATTTTCCCTCCGCTGTGTTGGTTAAACCTTATGTATATAGCACGGGTGGCGGTTTGGGGTGGTGGGGGTCATTGAAACGCGTGAAATGCTGATGGCACGGGGTTTTATAGCGGTTTTTATGTGTATAGTATATGGCTGGGAGTGAGTGAGAGTGTATGAGCAACATTATATACTGACATTTTAATCATTGAGTTAATTGACTACCAGCTGGAACTAATAGACTGGTATTACTCTCTCTTATATATATATAGATAAACACATACTGGAGCGCATTGGCTTAACCCTTTTTAAGTTGTCGCTGTCGCACCCTGCACCAGTAAACATATAACAAAAGATAATATCCTTGTATTGCTGGTTATATCGCACCAGTTATGGCCTGGTTAATAGGTAAATTAAAAAACATATAAATATATATGCTACATATGTAGAAGCTTGTTATAATACAAGGGCAAT